AGCGAGATCGTGGGCACGTTGATACCAATCAAGACCCGATAATATGTCAGCCTGGCTAGCTAACATTAGCATTCCTGAAATGTGGCGAGTGTTGGCTCTCATTGGTTTAATAGAGAATGGAGGGAACAATTGTAGACCCGTTGAGTTCGTTAATACAAACAAACCCTAGATCTTCCATGATCGTGAGAGTTGTTGGCAATAGAGTTTTAAAACCCGAAAGGTCACACAATAGCTTAGCCGTAGCGTTGACAGGATAGCAACGGATCATTCCGTAACTTGTTGTAATGCGGAAGGTGGCGGTCATTGTAATTGATGATGATGATTAGGCGCTGATTGCCATAGCTTGCCACTTAACAGGCCCGCCATGATACTCATCATATGTCAATATGTCAATGTAAGCGTTGGGGAACTTGTCACAATAGAAGTCAACAATTTGATCAGCATAATCCTCGTCATGGGTAGAGCGTAAGCCCTCCCAATTACCATCAGCATTTAGGCGGCAGATGTAATAGATCATTGTGGTTTGTGATAGTGAGTGTTTGTGGGTAGCTAATAGCTACAGAAAGGGCTGCGATTAATCAGCCCTATTTGTAACGATCAGTAGTTCAGATAATCATCATGATCTTTATCATAATTCTCTAAGGTTAATCCCTCGTTATCTGTAACCCATACATAATCTCCAGTATGATTAGATACACAATCCTTAAAAGCATAATGAACATAATCAGTCTCAAAATCACCCATTAGGTGATAAACCCCATGAGATGTACGGCGATGCAATACATAAGGGCCAGCATGATTAGCATAAACCTCAGTAGGAAATGGAATAGTCACAGTACTCCAGGGAATGGTTTGCATGATCGTGGATGATGGGATTGGGTAGCTAATAGCTACAGAAAGGGGAGGCGTTAATCTCTCCCCTATTTGTAACGATCAAACACTAACAGGGCTGGGCAGTGTGCGCAATAGGGTTTTATATTTCGTTACACTTACATTAAACCTTTGAGCCGAGTATGCCTCATTGCGCAGGGGCTCAGGTACGGCGTTATATCCGTTGTAACCTTCATCCCATGCGGCGATAAACTTGCCCTCATCATCACTCATTACATACAACCGCTGAGGGTTGCCGTAGTAGTCGTTGTTGGCGCACATGTGGAGAATGGGAAACATGATCGTGATTCGGTTGGTTGGTTGAATAGGTAGCTTAAGCGCTACAGCAAGGGGTGGCTGTGACCTCACCCCTAGTTGTAACGATCAGTAGCCTCTGGCAAGTGTTAAGGCTGACATAACTTGAAAGCGAGTGAAGTCCTCCATTACTTCATTAGCTAGGCGATCTTCAAGCCATTTGATGTGAGCGGTGAGATAGTCAGACATGGCGTTGTGTGTTGTGTGTCGGTTCCGGTGTTGTTCCGTCCGATGTGCCAAGTATGGACCCTACCAGGCCCAAGGGCGAGAAACCAACTACATTTCTTAACATTTGATTGAAGGGCCACAGGTGATATGAAAATATAGAGACAGGCGCCTGCGCGATATACCACATACCCTGCCCATCCTGCCTGGATCTGTCACATATCGTCACATTGTCCACGTCCAGAGTCTGCGTACCTGTGTCTTCAGCAGTGACGCGGCCCAGTGGTGGCCTAGTGTTTGGGGCTGGACAGGGCTGGCTGGACACGGTTTGGACACGATGGGGCAGGGGGTGGCCAAGAATCCAAGGCAGAGGGGGGGCATGGGGGTCAGCTGGTCGCCGCGTATAGGCGTAAGGGGTTTATAAATTTATGTCAAAAATCATGGTGGCCTCTGTAAGCCCCGTTAAGGGCCCTCTGAAGAGTCGGAGGTGTATGGACACCTACGGGGAGTCAGAGGGGGGTTCCCGGTCCACCCAGGGGGCAGTCAACCTCATCTCATCAAAGAAGTCCGTTCCTGTTTCCGAGTAGACAGGCGGAGACACAACAGGAGTAGGGGGGTCAATCTTCTCATACTCAGCAATAGCTTCATCAACAGTCGCAGTCACCCGCTGCTGGATGAATCGTTCTTCAACCCACACCAGGAACCCAAACACCAGAAAGGAAGCCCAATCCGGCAGACCCCGTTTTAAGACCCGATAAAGGACCTTAAACTCATTCAGGTGTAGCTTGGTCAAGTAAGCACCTCCCAAAGGTTTGGCATCTCTTTAGTGAGGACTTGATTGATCTGTGTAGCAATCATTCGATGCTCAAGCTGAGTTTCGGGACCACGCCGCACAGAAAGGTAATGAATCCACGACCTAATGGTTCCTGACATGTACAACCTTGTTGGGCTATTCATCGGAAGGATCTTCCTTGCTGACTCCTTAGCAATGCCCGCTGACAACATCTCCTGGTAGAGGTGCTCTAGGTCTTCAAAGACAGAAGAGATACGCCTGTAAAAGGATTGAGTCTCTTCCCGGGAAAGGTCGTCGTGGGAAGCTTGACGGTTTGTTGTGTCTTGCCTACGGAGATGCGGTATCTCCAGACCACCTAACCCATCAACGGTAGACGCGTACCTTTGACTGAACTCCTGAAAAGAGAAACTACGATGCCTAAGGATTTGAGCTGAGATGTCCCTTGTTGTGGTTATTTCCACGCAAGCAGAAGCCATTTCAAATGGAGACCAATGCTTATGCTTAACAAGATAGCGAAGCAACTTTCCGGTTGTGTCTATCTTATCTTGTCCCTTAGGGTTACTAACTCTTGCACAAAACTCAATCTGTTGTTCTGCTTCTGGTGTGATCCAAACAAGCTTAACGTTGGAAGCAAAGGGAGACTCAAAGGGTTGTTTAATGTCTAGGGACATAACTAGTAATAATAGTAATGTAGGTAAAGTAGTTAGTAATAGTTCTTATTGATTATTCTTTCTATAACAGCTGTATCGGATAGGTCGGTCAGTACTCTGATCTAACCTATTGGATACATTCTACCTTTAAGAACAATAAAAAAGAATATTAACATTAATCATTGTTATTATTATCATTAATGAAGATCATTAACAATATAAGCTCCGCTACGCTCCGCATTATATACGGTAATAGGAATCTTTATTTGTCAGCTCTTTTTCTTTTTAGGCTAGTGGGCTAGTAGGACGCTCGCTTCGCTCGCTTAGTAAACACTGGGTTTCTGTTTGTCAGAAGAAAGGAGGGGGTTTCCCCCCTTCCGTCTTTTCCATACCCGTCCCTTCTGGGTGAATTTTGACGGGATTACCGAAAGAGGGTTTTCCCCTTTCTGGTGCTAGTGCAAGACTTCCATCCCTTTTGGCTGAGAGTCATTGGTATGACAGGACAGTTAGCCTGTTCTACATCCAGGTAAAAATGGCACCCTCTTCTTGGGTAATTGGTTCGTCAAAGGTGCTTCCCGCAACAAGCAAATCGGTAGCCATAGTCGGAGCCGAAAGGAACCCTTCAACCATGTTAGACCACTGCTCACGGCTTCGTTGAATGTCTTGTTCCTTTGCAGAGATGGCCAACACGTCTTGAAAATATTTCACGCCAAGGGCTAGGGCGTCTACCCGGTCATCGTGCTTGACGGCACCTTTCTCGCGGCACATGCGGGTTAGCTGGTACATGAGCATCCGGGGAAGGCGTTCCTCGGGGGCCATTTCTGGGTTGGAGCGGTAGTCCCAATCAATGAGTCGTTGGTCAATGATGAGGCGGTGTTGGTTAAGGACGGGCTCCAAAGTGTCGATAATGCGGTCTTCCTTTCGGGTAGTAGCGCGTACTTCCTCAAAATTCATACCAACCTTCATTTCCTGGGCGTGTTTTTTCATGAGTTCCATCACAGCCCCGTCTCCAAAGTTGGACTCAATGAGACACATGGTTGCTCCATACCTTCCCGCGAGACGTAGAATCCCACAAAGGGTCTTATCGGAGTAACCGTCTTGGGTAGCAAAGATGTCACGAATAAAGATAAAGCCATTAATCTGTGATAAGACCACAGCTACTGTTTCATCCTTTCCTCTACCCGACGGATCGACGGCCACAATAGTTTGCCCGTAGGGGACAAATTCCGAAACAGCCTGAGGCCGGTGCCATCTATCGCCAGGGAGAGCGACAGCAGGCATATCCAACAAAGTCTCTTTACTAGCAGACCACACCAAGTCGGCCGGGCCACGCTGAAGATCGAGCGGCAACACATGAAAGTCAGAAATCTTAAGGGGAAACTTGAGGGCGTCAGAGAGAGAGGTATCCAGCATGAACTGGAGCATAAAGTTGCTCCGAGACATTGACTGTTCACGCTCAAGAAGGTTTAGTTCTGAGAAGCGATCATCCGTGGGTTTCCAAGCCAACGCATCTAGGCCCTTGGTTTCAATGTCTGCTTGAAGTTGTGGAGCAAGAACATCTTCATACCCAATCAGGCTCTTTGGATACCTAGCGGGCCACACCAATGGGATGTAGTTACGCTCACGGAGGGTACGATAAATGGTAAAGGTTGTCTGAGGGGTTCCCAAAAACAAGATCCTTGAATCCGGTTTGGGTGTCAGAACTGACTCACCTTCCGTCACAAGTTGGAGAAGCTTCTCACGTTGCATGTCGGTTGCTGAGTTAGCAGGCACCTCAACGTCATCAAAGATGATCAGGTCACCACGGCTACCCGTGATCTGTCCGGTGATACCCACGGACTTAACGGAGGGTGACTGTGCTGGACGACACCCCGACACATCGAAGCTGATGCGACTCCACCGTTGGTCATCGCTTTGTGGTCGTAGGTGAGCAAGCCAATCAAACTCTAGGATGCACTTTTGCACAAACAAGGTGAAGTCATCAGCGCGTTGTTTACTTGCCGACACAACAAGGATCTTTTTGTCAATGTCATTCCACAATGTCCATAACACAAAAGCAGCAGCAATCCAACTCTTACCTAGTCCCCGAAATGCTGCTACTTGAAGACGTTTGGGGCCGTGTTGGAGATACTCAGCGATGGCTAGTTGTGCTCTTGTTGGTCGTGGTAGGTCTAACGACTTCCATACAAGAGAAAGGAATAAAGGGAAACTGGCCGCTAGACGGGCCTCTAAGGGGGCTTTAGATGTCATAAGGAGGAAAGATACCCACGAGGGGGGAGAGGGGCCCTGTAGCGGCTTACAGGACCCGATTAGAACTATTTAGATTTCTTCTTCATGCCAGCCTTACTCATGGCGATGGCAATAGCTTGTTTTTGAGGGCGGCCTTCCTTGACCATCTTGGAGATGTTTTTGGAGACGGCCTTTTGAGATTTGCCTTTACTTAGGGGCATAATTAACTACACTTCCAACGTTTAAGAGCTAGTGCCTTCCGAGTAGGCTTACCACTTGGGGTTTTCATTGGGCCAGGGTTACCGCCCATGCGAGCACAGAAGGACTTCTTACGAGGACCACCCTCGGGCTGGGGGGCCTTTAGGTTAGACCCCGTTGCCTTGTTGTATTTAGCCCTGCCTTTGGCGGTAAGGCCTCCCTTAGGTGATTTCTCACCACGACCAAGAGATAAACTTGGGTTCTTTTTGGGGGCCATTAGATTACTTCTTGGGTTTAGTTTTGGGTTTTTTTCCTATGGCTCGATCAATAGCTCGACCTACTGGCCTAAGAGCTACGCCTAGTTTTGTACCCATTGCGCGTCCAAGGTTACGCGCTAAGGGAGTAGTGGCATGTAACAAAGCCCCTTGCATACCAACTCCTCTTGCCGAGGCTGGTCCCATCATGGTTCCACGATTAAAAACAGCGTTGTTGGCATTAGGGCCTACTGGAAGTCTATTTCGAACGGCAGCAACCCTTTTTTGTAAATCTTTTACTCTGCCCAGCTGCTCTGATTTAGTGACACTTTTAATGTTATTAGCAGCAGGCTTGGGTGTGCGTCCTTTGCTAACTTTATTCGCTGGTTTACGAGGCATGACTATTTCATCTCAGTGGTGTACTTCTTCCCGCGCCAAGTAAAGGCTTTAACTTTAGCACGACGAGCATCCTTAAACGCATCATCAAATGACGTGCCTTTGCGGGTGGCGTTCTTTTCGCGGGCCTTTTTTTCTTGGGCAGCATAACCTTTCTCCGCAAGACGCTTAGGCATAGCGGGGCCTTGTGCTCCACCTGCGCTGAGGGTTCCTTTGGCGGTAGGACGAGGAGCCACAGACTCAGCAATTGCTTGACGGGCCAGACCGGCAGGTCCAGTAAGAACTGAAGCGGCTTTACCAACTTGACCACGAAGATCCTTTTGAACCTTTGCGATATTTTCTCGCCGTAGTTGAGCAGTTCTAACGGCAGCTTGGCCTTGTGCTTGTGCCTGTTGCCGAGGAGCTGCGGCAGCAGCAGGGCCGGGCCTTACGTTACCAAGAGAGGCACGAGTTGGCGTACCAGTCCTTCCTGCCAACGGAGGACGGCTAGTTCTAAACGCAGGCTTTGGAGCCTTTTGCCCATCAGCTTTTGCGATAGCAGCCTTCTTATCACCAGCACCCCCAAAGAGGTTCCTACCACCCCCACTAGGGGTAGCAGGTTTAGCAGCAGGGGGCTTGGGTTTAGCTGCCTTAGGGTTGATCCGACGACCAGCACTAGGGGCTGGCTTACTCATGGTCGTGCCGCCTTGGGTACGCACACGATTGGTGGTAGTGCTTTGTGGTTTAGACCCCTTAGGGCCAGTCAGCACTTTGTTTTTTTGATCAGCCTTTTGTTGAAGCTTAGTAGGCTTTACGGGTTTCTTAGGAGCCATCTCAATCAACCTTGGGTAATGGTAGCAACAGGCAAAGCAAAGGCCGTACCAGAACCAATAAGGGCGCAGGACAGCACATCACCAACAAGATAGAACTGACCACCACGCACAAGCGCAGAAGCCGTCACAGCACCACCAGACACCGTAAGGGTGGCAGTAGCGCCAGTACCAGTACCGCCAGACAGAGCAATATTGGTATAGGTGCCGTTGGTGTAGCCGGACCCGTTAACGCGGGTGCCGAAGGAAGCAACACAACCAGTTTCCTTACGGGTAGCAAGGCCAGTAACCTTTGCGGTAGGCAGGGTAGAGGGGTTGGTCCGTGCCCGACGAACGGTGTTGATAGCAGTCTCAGCAGCATTCACCGTGGCGTTAAGGGCTACCGTGGTAGCAGCAGCACCGTAAGAAGCAGCAACCGTTGTAGTCGTGGTCACACCATCCGACACGTTAGCCGTAGTGTGAACCTTGTTATTTTGTTGGTTCTCATCACGCTTACCAGGAGCGTTAGAGATGGAACCGTAAGTAGTTGAATCAGCAGTAGTAGACATTTGCTTTACTTAATAGTTTTTATGTTAACGTTAACTTGTAGTCCAGGACAGGACCTTTGAGAAATTAGAGTGGTCAAAATGCTCTTGACCAACCCACCAAGATAACCAGTGGTTCGAACCCTTTGACTGGTTACACTTGAGACAAGCAGGGACTACATTCGATGTGATGTCGTGACCTCCACGGGCTTTTGGAATGACGTGATCCAACGTTAGATCATGATTTGATCCACAATAAACACATTGGTTATTCCAATGATCTTTTATTGCAGATCGCCAAAGTCGTTTAGCTTCTGAGGAAGACATAGCCCTTAAATTAAAAAGGTAATCAGAAGGACCCTTGAGTAGCATTGACTCGATAGGAGTAGATTTACTTCTTCTTTTTAGGGAAGCCTGCTTTCATATTAGCGTAAGCCTTTGGGGTAACCGTAGACTTGCTTTTGGGGCGACTCTTGCCTGCCGCCTTACGAGCATTCATGTTGGCGTATAGACCTGGAGGCTTAGCGTTTCCTTTGTTCATTTCTTTTTGGGTTTCCCACCCGCTCCGTTTCTTGCTCGATTTTTTGAGGGCGATTCCTTAACTAAGCGGCCACTCTTGGTGTGAGAAAGATCATCACCACCCTTACCCATCATGCCACGTTTACGGCGAGCATCAGCAAGGTCAGCGCGATACTTTCTATCGGTTGGAGATTTATTCTCCTTTGTATCATAAGCAAGTTTTTTTGCGTATGCTTCCGGATTGCTCCGATAATACGCAGCACTACGCTTAGGGGTTGTTGTCTTTCGAGGCGCCATTTGGATACTCCTTAAAGAATACTTCGTTTTCGAGGCGCTCAATCCTTGCGTTAGAAGTACTTACTCTTTCGACAAGCACCTCAACTGATTTAGCAATGTTATGAAGAGTGATCAGGTGCCAACTAAAAAGAGCTAGGAAAGCAGTTGCTGCTAAATTCCTAAGCATTGCTGACACATGTTCTTCATCATCTAATGGCCCGTTCGACATCCTCCAGCTCCAATTCAAGACTACTAAACAGTGATGCCAAAGGCGACCCCATCACAGGAACACCTGTAATATTATTCTTACCAAGCCAATCAGCAGCAGCCTTTAGATCTTGTGTGGTGGCTGTGCCTGATTTAATACGCATTATCAGTTCATTAGTAACGAGGCCGTGAAGCTCGTTGAACTGTTCTTCGTTAGCACGTTGCGTCATGGTGTGGTATTAACCATCAAACCATTATAAATAGGATAATCAGAAGTAAGAACTACAACTGTTTTTACCCAACCAATGTTGCTAAAAGTCCAGCTACCGCCATGAGCAGGTACAAAAACGTCTCCAATAACAGGAGCAGGACTGGTGGGAAATGTAGGATAAACAGGATGTGACATGATTATTTAGTAAAAATGTAAATTTAAGTTATTTTCCGAAAGGTCATGTACCAACCAGACCCATTACCGTCAACCATCCACCGTTTGGACCAGTTTTTCCAGGTATAGGAGACATTTTTACCACCCCATCCGGGTTTTGGATAGCCTCCATTAACATTATCCATCTCGCCATAGGGGTCATGACACACCACATGGGTATCTGTAAGCCCCACAACGAGCATCCAGTGCCCACCACCCCTAGGAGCATGAGCAGGACCATGGTGAAGGATGCCACAAGCCACTGGAAACCCAGCCGTTAGCTCCTTTTCAAGGGTGGTACGGGTGCCATTGGTAAGAAAGGTTGCCTTGATTCCATAATCAAAACAAGCACGGAGGTGTGCCGTAGATTCGGTGGTGTCCCCATATTGTAGAACCCTTTTAAGGTAGTTATCATCGGCATTTACCCCGGAAAGGGCTTCTGGATTCAAGTATTTAACTGCCATAGCAGCTGTACTTGAGAAGCACATCCTACTACCATGGCGGGTGGTACTATCTAGCTGAGGGTAATATTGAGGGACCTTAAGAGTAGTCACGAAATCACTTCGAAAGTGTGTCTTTAATCTTAGAGATCTTGTCGTCTTCCGAACGGAAGGGCTTCAATGAATTAACAGCGTTGAGCAGTAGTTGAACAATGCTATTCTCCTTAAGTTTGCTGTTACCAACAACTTCAGAACCAATAAAAAGAGCCAAGAAGGCAAGAGTTTCGTAGGAAACTTTAAGACCAAGAAAGGTAAGCATTTGATTAGCGGCCTTGACCGCGAGAAAGTTTTTTGGTGCCCTTAGAAAGGCTATGTTGTCCCTGCCCTTGCTTAGTTTTTTTCGGAGGACCGGGAACGTGAACAACTTTATTTAAAGAACCCTTTGGTTTAGCCATAACGTTAGGTTAGCGGATCGCTAGATGTCAGGGAACGCAGCGGTCGGCGGCGTGAAGCTAGCCACCCAGCGGGCAACGCCTTTGGTGATGCGGAAGTCGTCGATGTAGCCGTTTAAGGCGAAAGTATCATTGCTCTGACATCCTATTGTATTTGGATTAGTTGACGCCCCATTGTTTAGTGCGCTTGTTCCAAGAGTTGTATTAGTGCCAACTATGGTGCCATTCAAAAAACTGCGTAATGTGCCTCCACTCCTTGTTAATGCTATATGAGCCCATGCGTTTATGGACGGATTTGGAGACGTAACACTAAAGACAGAAGAGCCACTATAGACATCGCTATTAGTGCTGGAGCTTACATACAATATCCAGGCGCTGCCAGCTACGGTGAGCAAGTCTGATTGGCCGATTGCTATGGTCGCTGTATTTGTGTTAAGCCTATAAACCCAACATTCAATAGTAAAATCTTGTGCACCAAATTGCAAATCAGCAGTGCCTGCCGGAATAGACAGGCGATCTGATGGAGAACCAGCTCCATCAAACGCAATACTGGCCCCACCGAACTTTGACTGAGCAGTGCTGATCTGCGCATTACCAACCGCTGTCACCGTTTTTGGCGAAGGGCTGTTGTCGGTAATGGTCGTGCTGCCATTAGTGCCATTGCCGTGTAGCAGCAAAGATACATTATTAAAGACCGGATCAACCGGCACTGGCTGCCCCGGCGTAATCAACCAAGTCATGGCTCCATCCTCCAGGGGTGATTAGGGGTTGTGGTTAGTAGGTGGGTCATGGGATGGCTGCCGCAAAGGCGTTGATAAGGGCTGTGACGCGGGCGTCAAGGGCGGCCAGGTCCAGGGATTCGCCGATGGAGTAGAAGGCCAGGCGACAATCGAGGAAAAGTCCTCCGTCAGAGTTAGCGAATACTCCTATATTTTCATTTTTGGGGGTGCCAGAGGTTCTGCTAAAGCTAGTAGTTGTATTACTTCCGCGAAATAAATAAGAAGTGGAAATACTACGACTCATGCCTACAAATCCAGTAGTTAACGCCGGTCGGTCAAAACTTGTGTTGTTTATTGATGTGTAAAAACCGCCTGATACATCATTTGCTATAAGCGTATCGCCCAC